ACAAGTTCGCACCGGACGACCATCGTCCGAGGATTGCGATCGAGACCCGTCGTAAGTGGCTGGATGGATTGGCCACAGACGAAGAGCTGGCGGCGGCGGAGTCGGCGGCGCGGTCGGCGGCGTCGGCGGCGTGGTCGGCGGCGGAGTCGGCGGCGGCGTCGGCGGCGTCGGCGGCGCGGTCGGCGGCGGAGTCGGCGTCGCGGTCGGCGGCGCGGTCGGCGGCGGAGTCGGCGGCGGAGTCGGAGGCGGAGTCGGCGGCGGCGGCGGCGCGGTCGGCGGCGTCGGCGGCGTGGTCGGCGGCGGAGTCGGCGGCGGCGTCGGCGTGGTCGGCGGCGTGGTCGGCGGCGGAGTCGGCGGCGGCGTCGGCGCGGTCGGCGCAAGCTGAATGGTTGAGAGCGAACACCAAACCGAATTTCGCGGGAGTTGAAGAATGAACTGGAAGCCCTACAGCGAAGCCCCGAAGGACCGTCCGGTGTTGTTCCGCTTCAACGATCTGCGGACGAAAAACAAGCACCGGGATCGAATCCATTTCGATGTCGCCGCATGGAGCGAATCGAACGGAGGTTTCTATTGCGGGGACGCTCTTATTTTGCAGAGCAACAACGACGACATCGATTTTTATGCGGCTGGAATCCCCGAAACCGCCGAATGGATCGAACTCGACAGCTTCGTTCCGGAAGGGAAGCTCCTCGGCTTCTACAACAATGATTGATCGCCTCTACAAGCTGGTGACAAAAGCTGCCTCTGCGGAGTTGCTTGACATCAAGCGTGTTGTTCGCAGGGAAGAGTCGTTCACAATCATCGGCTACGTCAACAAGGACTTCATCGGCTACACCTACGGTCTGAAGATCGCTGGAACACAGCTCGTCACCGTCGTCTCGAAGCGGTGCTGGACCTTCAAGTGCGGAAGCGAATGGGTCAAGCATCTTGTGGACACCTACGGCAAGCTCCTTCCGGGATTCGAGTCGATTCCGAAGGATCTGCCGGACGACTGCAAGGTCACCAACTACCGAAAGGCGGTTCTGGAATTGATCCGCAAAGCCCTTTTCAAATTCACCACGAAGTTCTACTTCTAGCAATCCACACGGAGAAAGGTACAAATGGCAATCAAGCTCACAACCTCGTTCGAGGCGGCAACGTCGAACGGCGTCAAAATGATCGTCTACGGCGAATCGGGCGCGGGGAAGACGACGCTTCTTGGCGGACTGAATCCGTTCGAGACGCTCATCATCACGTCGGAAAACGGCCTTCTGTCGATCGCCGACAAGAACATGCGAGCCGCCGAAATCGAAAGCATGGAAGACCTCGAAATGGTCTACAACATGCTCGACACGCCGGACTACGCCTGGGTGAAGAACGTCTGCATGGATTCGTGGTCCGACATCGGCGAAGTCTGTCTCGCGAACGCGCTGAAGAAGTGCGGAGCGGACCCCCGCAAGGGCTACGGTGAACTCGGAACCAAGATGGTCGAATGGACGAAGAAGTTCCGCGATCTCAAGGGCCGCAACGTCATCATGATCGCGAAGCTGGGCAAGGCTGAAGACGAGACTTCCGGCGTCAAGACCTACGGGCCGGACATGCCGGGATCGAAGCTCGGAAGCAACCTGCCGTATCTCTTCGATCTGGTGATGGCTCTGCGCATCGGACAGGATCCGGCGACCAAAGCCAGCTTCCGCTACCTGCAAACCGCTCGCGACTTGCAGTGGAGCGCCAAAGACCGATCCGGAGCCTTGGCACCCGCCGAAGCTGCCGATCTCAACAGCATTCTCATCAAGATTGCTACCAAACTCGCAACCCAAGCAAAGGAAATCGCCTAATGGCCTCTCTCGGAGCAACCTTCAACGCCATGGATGTCGAACCGTCCGCCGGATTCGGCGCGGTCCCCGCTGGCGAGTACAACGTCAAGATCGTGGACACCGAGTTCAAGCCGACCCAGGCCGGTCCTCGCGCTCTCAGCGTGCAGATGGAAATTCTGGACGGCAAGTACAAGGGCCAGCGGTTGTTCGACAACCTGAACCTGGAGAACGCCAACCCGAAGGCTCGGGACATCGCCATCAAGACGCTGTCCGCGATTTGCCGTGCGGTGAACGTCCTCCAGCTCGCCGACACCGAGCAGCTCCACAACATCCCGATGACCGTTAAGGTCAAGCTGGAACCCGCCAAGGGCGAGTACCCCGAGAAGAACGTGATCCAGAAATACTCGGCTTACGCCGGGGCTTCGGTCGGCGTTCCCTCGGTCGCTCCCGCCGTCGCGGCTCCTGCGGTGGCTCCTCCGGCAGCGTTCGCACCGCCGCCCCCGCAGCAGTGGGCGCAACCCGCTCCGCAGGTCGCCCCTCCGGTGCAGCAGGCCCCTCCGGTGGCACAGCCCTGGGCGCAGCAGGTCCCTGTGGCTCCCGCTCCGGTGGCCGACGTGACCGCAGCTCCGATTCCGCAGGCGGCTCCGCAGTGGGCGACTCCTCCGGTCCAGCAGGCTCCTCCTGCGCCGGTCCCGCAAGCAGCTCCTGTTCCGGTCCAGACACCGATCTGGGCTCAGGCGGCGGGATGATCCGCTGGTGCCTGTTGTTGTTCGCCTTCCTCTTCGTGACAGGCGACAGCAACCCTCCGGTGTTCGATGTTCGGGACGACGGAGGATGGCACTGGGATCAATGCTTCCAGGCACCCCAGGACTTCAAATTGTATCCAGCAGGCTGTTTGCCGACGCTGCCTCTGACATATGATGAATCTGTACTTTCGACAGATCTCGTCACAGGGATAGCCCGTGAAGATGGATCGCGCAAGCTACTCCGGCAGAGGTGCCGTCTTTCAGAAACCCCTCGGATAGACGAGGTTGCGCGGTGTAGAACATCGCTGTGAGCTTGGGGACAAATACCAAGCGCGTAGGTTCCATCCGATAAAGTATGGGAATGCTTTGGGGCTAAAGTAGCCCCTGCAATGGGAAATCGTTCAGCGGCAGGACGGCGGGATTTGGCCCCGCTAACGGGGGTTCGAGTCCCTCTTTCCCAATCCTATGATACTCGCAACAAAAACAAAAGCTGCCATCAACTCCGCCCTCGAACTCGATGAAGGGGCGAAGTTTCGTGGATTGTTCAAGGAAGCCTTGTCGGAAGTCTCCGATTGCTTCTCGACAAAACCTGAACTGATCCCGCGAAAGCACCTGGGCGCGTCGGTGATCGGAAAGAAGTGCGCCCGTGCTCTGTGGTACGGCTTCCGCTGGGCGTACTTCGAGCGCCACGAAGGGCGGATCATCCGCCTGTTCCAGCGCGGTCACCTCGAAGAGGCTCGCTTCATCGCCTTGATGCGGCTCATCGGGATGCAGACTTGGCACCTCGACAACGGCAAGCAGCTTCGCTTGACGGATTGTGGCGGGTACTTCGGCGGATCCCTGGACGGCATCGGTCGCGGATGTCCTGACCTTCCGGACGAACCGTTCCTCCTGGAGTTCAAGACCCACAACAAGGCATCCTTCGAGCGTCTCGTCGCGAAGGGTGTCGAACAGGTCAAGCCCGAACACGCCATCCAGTGCAACACCTACATGGGTAAGTTCGGCCTGCGCTACGCCCTCTATGTGGCCGTCAACAAGAACGATGATGACCTGCATTGCGAGATTCTCACGCACGAACAGGGAACCTCCGAGTGGGCTATCGAACGCGCTGACAGGATCATCGCTTCGCCGGTTCCACCTCCGAAGATCGCGGAATGCGCTTCCGACTACAACTGCAAGTACTGCTCTGCGGCTCGGATCTGCCATCACGGGGCCGACGTTCTCCACAACTGTCGGACCTGCGCGAACTCCCGTCGTCCTGGCGACGGGAAGTGGTCTTGCCCTCTCAAGGGAATCCAAGACTTGACTCCCGAAGAACAGTTCGCAGGTTGCTCTGCCTGGGTGCGGGGTGACGGCCTGTGATCCTTCGGGACTACCAGATCGATGCAGTCCTTGCCGAAGAAGCCTACGAGAAGCGCACGACCAGGGGGAACCCTCTGATCGCGATGCCCACAGGGACCGGAAAGGCCGCTGTCAACGCTGCACTGGTCAAGAAGGAGCTGTACGAGTTCCCGTCAAATCGTGTCCTGTGCATGACTCACGTCCAGGAGTTGATCGCGCAGAACGAAGCGACGATCAAACGGCTCTGGCCGCTTGCGCCGTGCGGGGTTGTGTCGGCAGGTTTGAATCGGAAGGAGTACGGCTTCCCGATTACCCTGGCTTCGATCCAGACCGTCGTTCGGCACCCGGAGCTTCTCGGGTACGTGAACAAGGTGATCGTTGACGAGGCGCACCTGATCTCCCCCAAGGAAGACACCAGCTATGTCAAGGTCATCGACTGTCTCTACAAGATCAACCCGAACTTGCGGGTGATCGGCTTGACGGCGACGCCGTACCGCCTCGGGCTCGGGATGCTGACCGAAGGCGGGATCTTTGACGACATTTGTTTCGACATCACGTCGAGAGACGCTTTCAACAAGCTCATCGAGCGGGGCTTCCTTTCCAGGCTTGTCCCGAAATGCACCGGGACGCAACTGGATGTCGAAGGCGTCAAGACCGTCGGCGGCGAGTTCGCAGCTGACGACTTGCAACTTGCTGTGGACAAAGATGCTTTGACTGAAGCGATCGTTCGCGAGATCGTTGAACGTGGCCGCGACCGAAAGCACTGGCTCATCTTCGCAGCAGGGCTCGACCACGCGAGGCACGTTGTCGAACACTTGGAACACCTCGGAATCACAGCCGAAATGGTCGACGGGAAGATGGACTCGAAGACCCGCGAGGACCGTCTGTCCGGATTCAAGGAAGGCCGGTATCACGCGATGGTCAACAACTCCGTTCTGACGACGGGTTTTGACTTCCCGGCAATCGACCTGATTGCAATGCTTCGTCCGACCAAGTCGCCAGGACTGCACGTTCAATGCCTAGGTCGAGGGACTCGCGTCTGGCCAGGGAAGGAGAACTGTCTTGTCCTGGATTTCGCCAGGAATACGGAACGACTCGGACCGATCAACGATCCGGTCATCCCGTCCAAGAAGAAGGACTCCCAGGGCGGCGGGAAAGCTCCTGTCAGGTTGTGCGGGGAATGCGGAAGCTACTGCCACGCATCGCTGAAGATCTGTCCGGACTGCGGAGCCGAGTTCCCGGAGAACCTCGGGAAGTTCTCGCTCATACCGTCGAACCGCCCTTTGATCGCGGAGACTCCCGAAGAAATCGTCTGGCACGTTCCGGTGAACGTCTATTACGAGCCTCACTTCAAGGTGGGGAAGCCCGCGTCCATGATGGTCACTTATTGCTGCGGCTTGAACGGTTTTCAAGTCTTCCATGAGTATATTCATTTCGAGCTTCCTGGATGGTCGCGGCGAAAGGCTGAAGACTGGTGGCGTCTGCGGTCCCCCGGACCTTGCCCGGAGACGACAGAAGTTGCCCTACTCGCGGCGATTCATCTTCCGAAGCCGAGTCGGATCAAAGTCAACATGGCACCGAAGCATCCGGAAATCCTTCGTGCCGAATTTCCAATCAACCTGGACCTGGGAGTGAGCAATGCGCGGTGATGTCGCCAAGAAGGCTGTGGATTTCGTCAAGGGTGTCGTGCCGAAGAAGAGCGAACACCCCGTCTTGCAGCACGTTCGCCTGGAGAACGGTCGGATTATCGGTTTCGACGGATTGATCTCGTTCTCGTCGCCGATCGGGATCTTCGTGGACGCGACCCTGAACGCGAAGCAATTCTCGGCAGCAATGGAAAACTGCGGCGAGGAGTTCGTCGTGGCGATGCAGGTGTCCGGAAACCTGTCGTTCAAGTCCGGAAAATTCAAGTGCGAGGTTCAATGTTCCACGGATGTCTACCCATCGATCCCCTCCGGAGGGCAGGTTGTCAAGCTGCCTTTCGAGATCGTTCCCGTGCTGAAGACGCTCCTTCGGTTCGTCTCGAAGTTGCCGGATCCTGTCTGGGCGAGAGGGATCTTGTTCAAAGGCCAGTCGGCCTTCGCCTCCAATAGCTATATCATCGCGGAGCAATGGCTGGGTATCCAGGTACCCCGTCCGTTCGTCGTCCCTCGGGAAGCGTGTCAGGAGATCATCCGTCTCGGTGAAGAACCCGAGTACCTCGAAGTCGGCGATTCCCACATGACCCTGGTCTTCGAGGGCGACCGCCGAATGACCGTCCCGCTCCTCGAAGAGAAGTGGCCGGAAATTGGCGAGAAGTTCGCGATGCACAACTGGAACCAGTTCTTCCCGATTCCTGCCGGATTCTGGGACGGTGTCGAGTCGATCGAAGGGTTCGTGCCGAACAAAGGCCAGATCGAGATCAAGGATGGCTGGGTGAGCACTGGCCCAATCCTGGCACCGGCACACGCCGAAGTGGAAGGATTGACCGGCAACTGCAAGACCGTCCTGGCGAACCTGGAGAAGCTCAAAGGCGTGGCCACCGCGACCAGTCCGTTGAACGAAACGCCGATCCGGTGGGTCGGTGACAGGATCCGGGGACTCCTGGCAGCGAGCCCCTTGTGAGCCTTCTCTGGGACGAACCGAAAGCGAAGAAGGATCCGCCCCGCACACCGGGACCGGTCTGGGTCAAACCGGCAGGGCTTCCGAATCTTGAGGAAGCCCTTCGCTTTGACATCCACGTCATGACCGATGCCGAACTCCTCGCGGCCCAGGCCGCAGGGGAGCGGCTCTTGTTCGACGTTGAGTGCTACCCGAACTATTTCCTCGCGTCGTTCCGATCCGTGGTCACGGGCTGGTGCGTCTACTTCGAGCTGTCGGACACCGCGAAGCTGGAGACGGAAAAGCTCCGCTGGGTGTTCCAGAACTTCA